GACTGGTTGTACCCTTGAATCCAAACCACCAGGGGTCCAAAGGATAATTTGCCAGTGTAGGGATAGATCCATCTAAACGCTTCCTGAGGAGGCAGGCAATTTCATCAGGTTTGTATGGTGGTACATTGGTTGAATACCCCGTTCCAATTCCTAGAGAGCCATTGATAGCAAGAAGTGGCACAACAGGCAAATAGTATTCTGGTTCTACTACATCACCGTCATCATCAATATATTTCAAGAGACAATTATCTTCTTTGCGAAAGATTTTGAAGACAATGTCTTCCAGATACGTGTGAATGTAACGTGGAGAAGCTGCATCCTGGCCTGCCTGAAGCCGTGATCCAAATTGCCCCACAGGACGCAACAGATTAATATTGTTAGATCCCACAAAGTTCTGCGCCATGCCAATGATTGTCCCATTCAACGATGCTTCGCCATGATGATACGCTGCATGTTCAGAGACATATCCTGCAAGCTGTGCTACACGGATTTCTTCTCTCAAGTTACGTTTGAGACAGGCAAACAAGATCTTTCGCTGTGACGGTTTCAATCCATCCATCATGTTGGGGAGTGATCGGATATTATCAGCATTGCTGAAGTGAATGAGCTCTTTATTGACAAACTCAGTATAGGATGCTGCTCCAGCCACAGGGATAAGCATAGTCGTTGGATCGTAATGAGAGAGCCATCGTTTACGATCATCGGCTTGTTTCTTGTTGAAGGCGAGATTGATGGAGTCATCTGTTTTCTCATCCCATTCGTATTTGATTTCATGGAGTTCTTTGAACCATTCACGGGCTTCCATGGGCGTGGATGTACCCAACCCTTTGTAGTATTTGATTTTCCAGCCACTCAAGCTAGGCAATGTCTCTTTCCACGCCTGGAACTCAGGGATAGAATAGAAGGCCATAACAACTTTGCCTTTCATCGCTTTCAAGATCGGTGTCAACAAGGTACACAAGAAACCCGCTTGCATGAGTCCAGGCCATTCTGCGTGGAACAAGTTCATGAGAAGACCTTTGATATGGGATCCATCATGATCCTGATCAGCCATGACCATGACGCGTCCATATCGCAACTCGGATGAATCCCGATATTTCTTGCCTTGTTCCAGCCCTAAAATCTTCTTGATCGTAGTGAGCTCTTCATTTGCATTGAATTTCTGGATCGTAATCTCACGCACATTGAGCAACTTTCCTTTCAAAGGGAAGACGCCCCATCGCTCACGACCGACCTCTTTCAAGCCAGAGATGGCAGAAGTAGCAGCTGAATCTCCTTCCGTGAGAATGAGAGTACATTCACCGCTCCGAGCAGTTCCTGCGAACAATGCATCTTCCAACTTGGTAATACCGCGCAGAACAGATCGTTTCTTGCCATCGGTTTTCTTCACATCACGCAAAGATTTTGCTTCCAGGACATGTTTGGCTTCATCTAGAAGCCCCAATTTAAATAGGGAATCTACGAGCTTCCCTGAGTATTCTGCGCGTGATCCGAACTCTGCAGCAGGAGTCGTGAGGAACTCTTTGCTTTGCGAATCAAAGGAGGGATTGACAATGGTGCTGTTCAGAAACAAAACCACTGCATTCTTGAGTTGTCCAGGTTTGATATCCACTTTCTTTTTCTTGGCGAGCTCACAGAAATCGGTGAGGACTTTTCGTGTGACAGTTTCCACATGCTTGCCACCTTTCTTTGTATTGATGCCGTTGACAAAGGAGATATGTTTGTCTTCAGCGAGTTCTTCTTCATCTGAATACAAATGTGATGCCAAGATGGCACCGACTTCCCAGCGAGGTCCGCACTGTTCGTAGGCAAATCCTGTCATGCCGTCACGGAGGAATAATTTGATGTATTTTTCAAAGGTGTTGGATCCGATGAGAATGCCATTCCAGGTCACTTTGACTTCTTTGCCGACGAGCGCAGCGAGTTCAACGGTACGCGTCTGGAAAGCTGATATCATGTCAGTAATGGCGCCATTTTCATCAAATGCTCCTTGGAATCGGGTCTTGTCAGGAATGAATGTAATCTTTACATAACCCGTTTTAGATGTTGATTTTTTAATAATAGGTTTCTCAACTTGGAACATATTATTGTACCAGCTCTGAGAATACTGCTTCTGAGACGCAGGAGTTTTAATGTCAACTACGAATAATTTACTCAAAATATTTACGGCTTTGCTCCCGTAACCATTCTTCCCCCCGACGATCTTTTCTTCCGTCTTATCGTAGTTACTTGAAGTCAAAAGTTGACCGAAAATCATCTCAGGGATCATCACCCCATCTGAATTCATCTCAATAGGAATCCCATCGCCATCATTCTCTACTGAGATAATCGTATCACCCTCCTTGGAATCTACCGAAATATCAATGTGTTTAATGGGGGTCATCCCCGCCGTCATGGTGCTGCGAACAAACTCATCCCGAGCATTGACCACAATCTCATCAAAGATTTTATAGAGACCAGGATTGTAGTTGAGTTTTTTGTAGACCATTTTGTTCGTGGCTCCGTCGTAAATCCAACGCGTTTCTTCATTCGTCTTGGTGCTTCCTACGTAGGTGTCAGGGAGTTCCAGAATGTGCTGATGATGCGTATGCTTCTTGTAGACACGAGTGGGCGCTGATGCAGCACTTGACGTAGTAGTAGCAGTAGCAGAAGCAGCCATTAGGTAATAGTCAAACGGGTTGCTTAAATTATAATAAAATGCATCTTCAATTTTTATTGTATATCATTAGATGTCTTATACTAAAAAACATAAGGGAGGCGGTCCATTGCCATTACGATATTTTGATGTGAATGCAGATCATCCATCTGCCGATCCTGGTTGTAATATGCGTATTTCTGGTAATGTGGTGCGTCCTGCGATTGGCGGTAAACGTAGTACACGTAAAAGACGCAGTAGACGTACTAGAACAAAAGGCGGATTCTTTCCCTCCATTATGGAGCCATTTGTATTAGGATGTTCTAAATATATTGCACCACTTGCTGGTCTGTCTGCTTGGAAATTAATGAATCGTCCAACTAAAAGACTTTTTAGGAAAAAGTCTGGCAAAAAGTTCTAAAAAGACTTTTTAGGAAAAAGTCTGGCAAAAAGTTCTAAAAAGACTTTTTAGGAAAAAGTCTATCTAGAAAGTAATGGTATACTACCCGCTCAAATACTACAGAGGTCTATCAAAAACTAAAAAAGCCCAGCGTCTCAAAGAGATTATCAAGTTTGGAAAGAAGTCCTGGAAAAACAAGACAGCATACAAGGGATTTAAGACAGATCAAGGAGTGAAAACAAAATCATCCCATTATACAAAAGATTGGTACAAACTGTTTCCTGATGCGAAGTCACTGAAACAGAAGTCAGAAGCGACAGGAGTTCCACTTAACTTGATCAAAGAATCATATAATCGTGGAATGGCTGCATGGCGAACAGGTCATCGTCCAGGAGCTACAGAACAACAATGGGGATATGCACGGGTTCATTCATTATTAGTATGTGGTAAGACACATTATACAACTGATTCGGATTTGGTACGTAAAGCCAGAAAGACGGCAAAAGGGAAGAAGTGGTTTGCGAGATGTTCAAATAAAAATCCGTATTAGGCTTTTTTAACAAGTTCCAACAAAAGCCTGCCAAAAATTTGTTAAATAGTTTAACAAGTTCCTTAAAAGCCTACTGCGTTTAAATACCATAACAGACGTATCCGGATGCAACCGGATACGTCCATTACATTATACGCATAGTAATCTAAAGCCACACCGTCAATTACACATTAATGAGTCTCAACTCGGACCAAGCCTCTAAAGGCGACCAACCAAAAGGCGACCAAGCCTTAAAAGGCGACCAGGCAAAAGCCGATCAACCAAAATCAGATAAAGCACAACCCAATGCAAATGGAAATCTGTTTGAGATCCGTACTGTTCAGTCCGCAGCCTTTCGCACCTTGATTGAAGCGCTTAAAGAAATCTTAACCGAAGCCAACCTGGAATTTGACAGTACAGGTATTAAAGTGATTGATGTAGATGAAACCCATACTGTGTTAACATATCTCCGTTTGCATGCAGATCGTTTTGAGTATTTCTATTGCCCTGCCAAATACATCCTTGGAATCAATATGATTTACTTGTTCAAACTCATTAAAACACTGAATAATACAGACAGTCTTACTCTGTTTCTTCCTGCTAACAATCCGAATAAGCTGGGGATCCGTGCAGAGAATGCGGATAAGGGAACAACCAATACATGGATGATGAAACTATTTGATACGAATGTGGAGAACATTGAGTTTCCTAATATTTCATTTACGTCTATCATTCATATGCCGTCACTGGATTTTCAGAAGATCTGTCGCGATTTCAATGCATTGGCGGAGAAGCTGGAGATTACGAGTTCCAATTCGGACTTGATCTTCAGATGCATGGGGGATTTTGTGGATGGTGAGACGGTCATTATGTCAAATAATCAAAGGGAGATTGAAGTGGAACGAAATACAAATGATATTGTGCAAGGAGTATTTGAGCTGAAGTATCTGGTTCTGTTTACAAAGTGTACGAATCTGTGTACGAGTACTCAGATTCATTTGAAGAATGATTATCCGTTGGTTCTCAGATATATGGTGGCGAATCTGGGTGAAGTGCGACTTGTTCTGGCTCCGCAGAAACAGAAGTCGGATGTGCCGAGAAATGGGAAATAGAGCTAAAAAATATAATAAATATAACAAGAATAATGTATAGTCTTGTTATATTTTACCTTTGGACAACTTAATACTTAAATATAGTTTTATAGCGAGTTTGATCCAATGCTGTTCGTTTATGTAAGAAATCTAAATATTTTTTTGATAATGCATACTGTTTTGGTTTTTTCTCTCGTAATACTTCTAAACGAACTTTCATAATCATGGCTACTTGCCATATTCGTTTATGTGGATACTGTTTAGATTTGTAGAGTTTTTCAAGTTTATGAATGGTATTTGTAACGTCTTCCAGTGTTGTGTATTTAATATGAATGGTATCTTTTGGATTTTTATCAATATATACATCAAATGATTTCTTTGGATCATTAGGATTGTATAAAAAACGTTTTGTTGAACGAGATCGCTTTTTTTGTTTTCTTGTTTTCATATTGTATAACAAGAAATATAATTTTAGTAGGTTCTAATAAGATTATATTATATTTAGGGTTAGAAAGAATATTTTAGCGTCGCAGACTGGTTTTGCCGAACTTTTTTTAATTTTTAAATTTTTTGGCAGGCTTTTTTTTTAAAAAAGCCTAATACATCTTCTTCTGCACAAACGGTGTATAAATGATATCCGCAGCCTGAACAGAATTTAATTCTGTATTGATCTCATTCACACGATTGTGTTTCTGTGAATCTCCATTCCATACTTTGATGATATTGAAGCCACGCTTCGGACTGATAGAGAGTCCATTGATATAATTCTCAGGATTAGTGGATGCACAATTGATCATAGAAGCAATAACGTAATCCACAAAGATACTCGCTGCATTTTTCTTGTGGCAACGGAAGGAATAACATCCACCACGAATATGATAATGACTTTCCCATAGGGGAGGGGAAGGATCACGCATCATAAAGAACATTCCATCAGAGAAAGAGTCAATGTTGAGTGCATCCATAATCGCCCAGAAATGATTCCATGTAGTCATTGTACCGATTTTGATGAATGTATTGAGTGTCCATTTGGTCTCCTCTGCTGCATGGAAGTACAGCGTCCAAGAACCAGTGGGAATAGGAGTTTGAATGGTCAGCTCGTTAGAGGCCGCCATAATACGTTATTCTTAGTGTTGTTTTCTTTAAACTATGGTTGAAATCTGTTTCAATTTTTTATGAGGTTTTAACAAAGTTTCTAAAAATATAATAAGGCAGTTTTGTCGCACTTTTTAACAAGTTCTTAAAAAGCCTAATGAAGTTTTTTGGCAGGCTTTTTTGTTAAAAAAGCCTTGGAACAATATCTATATAACTATGTTCATGAACTTGTAATTCTCTTTCAAATCCATTTGAATCAATAATATGAAAGACAACTTCTGCATCAGACGGAAACCATTGCTTAGTATAAATACACCATGAAATAAACAGATAAGAAATCTTAGGAACACCAATTATAGTATGATCTAAGTCACTGCATATCATAAAATCAGACAAAAAATCATCAATATTGAACTCATTGCTTGTAGTCAGTGTAGTAATAGAAATATGTGCAGAAAGCCAGTTTACTTTATAGATTGTTTTTGCATTTTTATTAGTAGATTTAAGAGTATTCATACTAGAATGATATACCCAGTCACTATGTATGTCATTTTTAATATGCTGTAAAGGGATCGGACATGTATAGTTGGGAATAAAGACCCATTTATTATGGCGATCATACCAATAATCAACCATAGATGATAAAAAATAAGATGTATATGTTGAAGTATTGATATAACATGTTTTTATTTTATCTAAAATGATAATACTTCGTAAATTTCCCATTCTGTACTATAATTAGGTTTATATCTTTAGATTTATTTCTTATTTTTATAAAAGGCAATCGTACCTGTTTTCTCTTTCCAGTATCCAATGGCGGTATCATCAATCTCTCCATTGACTTCTTTGTAGATGAAACTGTCTGCATCTTTATAGTATGTTTCACCATTGTATTTAATTTCCTCAAGTGAAAGACCTTCCTCTTCTTCCTCTTCTTCCTCTTGGACAACCTCTTCCTCTTGGACAACCTCTTCTTCCTCTTCCTCTTGGACAACCTCTTGGACAACCTCTTGGACAACCTCTTTCTCTTGAACAGGCTCTTCCTCTTCTTCCTCTTGAACAGGCTCTTCTTCTTGAACAACCTCTTCCTCTTCTTCTTGGACAACCTCTTCTTCTTCTTGAACAGGCTCTTCTTCTTGGACAACCTCTTCCTCTTCTTTTTGGACAACCTCTTCCTCTTCTTCTTGAAGAACTTCTTCCTCTTCCTCTTGAAGAACTTCTTCCTCTTCCTCTTGGACAACTTCTTCTTGGATAACCTCTTGAACTTTTTCAACCTGAATAAGTTCCATTGGTTCTTTTACATCTTGATCAAAGATGACATGTTTAACTTCAACAGAGTTTAAATCTGTAAGAACATGATTCTGTAAGATTGATCCACTGGATTGAAGAGATGCGTCATCAAACTGAACGGATTCTTCGTGATATATGTGTAATTGCCCCTGCGTTTCTACTGTTTTATCCAATTGATCCTGAATTTCTTGTATTTGTACTGGTGTATTTTTGTGAGATAATGCTGATTCTGAATGACGTTGGGTCATAAACGTTTCCGTAAATGTTTCCATGATACAAAGACGATCTGAGAGATTCTCTAATTGCATTGATATTTGACAGAGCATGGTGTGCTGATAATCTACATTTGTTTGAATGGATTGCAACTTTGCAATGGTGGGTGCCATTTCATAGTTAAGATACCCTAAGGTAATCGTATCAGAATCCTTCTGAATCACATGTTCTTTTACCTCTTGTTTTACTTGATCTGTGGGATCTTCATGCAAAAGCTTATCCAGCTTTTGCAAGTAAGATTGCATCGCATTGACAGTCTTGAGCATTATGTATAAGAGAGTTGGCTTACTTTATATTATATAAAAAGTTGTTTCAATTTTTTATATATTATTTATAATTTTTAATAAGTTCTTAACAAGTTCTTAACAAGTTCTTAACAAGTTCTTAACAAGTTCTTAACAAGTTCTTAAAAAGCCTAAGACTATTTAATCCTAAAATTAATACACGCGTCCAATGTGCTTTCCCATGCCTTCAACGGTTTCGTTCTGCGCAACCTCAATCCTTCATCAGCTTTCTGCAATCGTTCATTAACTGTATCTAGTACATTCTTTGTCAATGAAGAGTCATAGAAATCAATGGGTTTAGTATCCATCGTAGCCAAGATAGAAACCATCGGTGGTAGATGAACATCAATGAGTATTTTCTGTGACTGCAATAACGTTCTGTATTCTTCAATGGATAGACTACCTCCAAATAGACGAAGTGTCATACGTGAAGGAGCAGGATGAATATTTCCATTGCAACATGATCCATAGATCCGATACAACAATGATAGTTGTTCCCATCGCGTATGAGAGTCTTGACGGATATCAAACAGATATGCCGCAGCACATTCAGGAGAACAGAAATTACCCATCACTTCAATGTATTCACCTGTATCACGAATAGGAAGAATAACAGGACGACGAGTAAATGAATGACAGCACCAGAAGCACGCTGCATCGGATTTTAATGGAATCTGTTTGATTTCTGATGAAGCTTTGAATTGTACAAGCATAGTTCCTTTCAAATTATAATAATCTATTTCTTCAGCTTTCACTTCTTTGTGTACTGTATTTTTCACTTCTACAGGAGCTTCTGTAACAATCTGTTCTACGTCATCAAAAAAAGGATTACTTGCATAACTATCATAAGGTACGGTCTCAACAGGAGGAGTTGGATCATACATGATGGGCATATCATGGCTCATCACATCGCGACTGTGAATGGGTAGATGAATAATCAGAGGTCGCTGTTCTTTCTGTAGCAGATTACCATCAATTCCATCAGGAGTTACTACGGCTACGATGGGGAATTTCTTCTTACCTATTTTAACGGGTTCATCTTCAGTTCGTTTTTTGCGACCGCGTCCACGTCCGCTCATTTAATATCATATGGTTGTTTTTATTTAAGCAGGCTTTTTGTTAACAAAGTTCTAAAAAGCCTACCAAAAATATGGTTAAAACTTTATTAGGCTTTTAAGGTGTTAACAAAGTTTTTGGCAAGTTCTTAACAAGTTCTTAATAAGTTCTTAACAAGTTCTTTAAAAAGCCTATAACAAAGTTTTTGGCAGGCTTTTTAGAACTTTGTTAATAAAAAGCTTATAGTAGAAATGACGTCAACCCTACGTGTATCTTCTGCTAATACAATTCGCACCAAACCTACAACAGGTGATACGAAAACTACATTTATTTCAGTAGATCATATTGGATGGTTAAAATGTGATGGACGTGCTCTTGACACAACACAATATAACCTACTCTTTCAAGTGATTGGATATACATTTGGTGGATCTGGTAATACATTTAATCTACCCGATCCTCAAGGACGCGTATTGGGTTCAGTTGGCACAGTAACAGATGCTAATTCGCGTACACGCACCTATGTTGCAGGTGACAAGGTGGGTGAATTGGATCACAAATTGACTGTTTCCGAGATGCCTTCGCACAATCATAATAATAGTGCAGGATCACCTGGTGCAAATACAACTGCCGCTGGATTTACAAGTTCTGATTTAACAGGTATTACTGTAACGCAAACAGGATTTGCACAGGTATCTGATGCGGGACATACACATAGTTATGTTAATCAACCTAATTCTGTAAGTCCTGCAGTAAGTCTAACAACAACTGATGTTGCAGATAATGTTAATGTAAATCAAACTACAGGAACTGGTTTTGCAAATGTATCTGATGCGGGACATACTCATAATATTACTGATCCAACTCATCGTCATCAAATTGCCTCCAACGGTAATGATCAATACCATAACAATATTCAGCCCACCCTCTTCTACGGAAATTTATTTGTCTATTCAGGCATTCCGATCAATGGAGTTCCGTTTGCACCCAAAATTGATCGTATTCTTATCTAGATGCATACAGCGTGCATATAAACCCCTCAATCATTTATAATACAAAGATGTCCATCAACATCTCCTTCTGGTGCGAACGTGTGAGAAAATGTTTCTCCATGTTTCTCAAGAATC